TCATAATAAGTATTTTTAATTAATAATTCTTTAATAACAATGCAAAGCTATTTAAAAAGCAAATAGGCTGCAAATAAAAAGCTATGTTATAAAACATATTTTAGAATGGAAGTGGATTTTTATTTTCCGTTAACAAATCATCTGATGATGAATATGCGCTGTCGTAAATGGATTGTACTTCTGAAATTTCAGGTAGCTTTTGTTGCACTGGCTGTTCCACCCACCCGTAATTTATATTTTCAGCTAATTCGTTCTTAAACCTCCTAGATTCTATTTCGTAATACATGGGAACTAGCAAGTCAACAACGCCTAAACTTCTGTTTTTACATACCTCTAAAACGTTACCATAGCCACGATTCATTATATCGTTAATTCGTATTTCTCCAAAAAATAACTTTCCCTTTGTTTCAAAGTCCATATTGCATCTATGTACGATGAATACGTTATCTACCGCATTTGTTAGGTCGGCAGTTCCTGAAATAGATTCTTTTCTCAAAAAATCATTTTGCTTTCTAGGGTGCGCAACCATTATTATATGGACGTTTTTCTCTTTGGCTAAAGCGCATATTTGTAAAATGAAGTTTTTTTGCTTAGTGTTTTTATCTCCATCAATACCATCTAATTGTAAAGCCATGAGGTTGTCTAGCACGATAAGAGATACTTTTTCTGATTCAATCAACTCTTTTATGTCAGCCAACAACTGCTCCCACCTAGAGCCATAACTGTTATTGTATAGGTATAGCTTGCCGTTAGTCCAACTATCTATTTTATCCGATATATTTTTAGGAGCATAATAAAAGTTATCATAACCAGCTTTTTTTTGAACGTAGTTTTTACCTGCTGCCGACTGATTTATCCATCCCTTTAATCTAAAGTCAACAAGTTCACCAGACCATATACCGACTTTATATCCCTTGTTTATAACGTTAAGAGCCAATACATTAAGCCAGCTACTTTTACCTGAACTGTTACTCCCAGATAAAACTGTGGTTTCCCCAAGTATAAGACCATATATGTTTTTATCTAACAAATCAAATCCCGTAGGTATCTTTGGCATACTTCCAATGTCAATATATTCAATATCGCTCATGGAACGCCACTTCTTACCCTTATCCTTGCTTTCAGATTTTAACGTATATGCTTCTTTTTGTGGTATGTGGCTATATCCGTAATTCCTCCTTTGAAAGTCACCATACTCCTTCTTATCGTATGCGTTTGGGTCATACATTAGCCTAAACTCCTTCCATCCATAGTTAGAACAGCTAGCATGAAGACACTTAAATCCGTATCCTCCTCCATTCATTTCAAATATAGCTGAATCAGGCGCAGTGTGCGAACTATTGAAAGGGCAGTTTTCAAGAACATATTTAGTGTATGAACTAGACCTTACAATGTTTCTTATCTTAATATTATGTTCTGATATAAATTCAGATAAATTAAAGTTGTCCGACTGATAATTATTTACCTTAGATGGAACTTCTTTTTTAGGTAGCATGTCAGCCACTTTTTTAAAGAACTCATTAGGAGTTGCCACTATTTCGTCAGGTACTTTTAATATTGCACTTTCCCTTTGTGGTCTGTCTGGCGTATTAGAACCTTTTCTACTATAGCATCCATAGAGCTTGCATATTCTACTAGCGTTAAAAACAGACGTGTCAACCTTTACTTTTTCAGTTGAGAAAAGCATATCCAAAACTAGTAGAAAGTCACGCATTATTGCGCTGTTCTCCGGGGAATTAAGCATAGCTTGCTTTATGAGCAAGTGAAAACCGTTTGCCGAATCGCATATTATGGGCTTGCTAAATCCTTCGTTTCTTAGAAATTTATAAATTTCATTTACTATAGGTTTAGCCAACTCTTTTTCTTCGTCTGTAGAATTTGTACCAGCGGGTTTATCCACGTCTATATCTATAAGACACCACGTCCTACCTATTATGTCATTATCGGAGGTAGATGATGGGGCTTTAAATTCCATTTTATCTCTTTGCTTGCGTGAATAGCACGCTTCGTCAATAGCGTTTAACGTGAAATATATATTATAGTTATCATAAGGCTTTATACTTTGGATTATTGTTTCTACATCTTTAAAATATCCCGAATAAGAGCGGTCTCCAACAACACGTATTTCTACTAGCTCTTTATTGTTTTTGAAAACTTCATACCATTTACGAATCGTAGCCTCATTCATTGCTATTATCTAAATTGTTCTTCTTTCATTTTACTGTCAATCTCTGCAATCCTACTTTGTACATAGGAATCTTTTGCGTTAACATAAACACGATTGCGTTCTAGGTTTTTCCTTAGGGTGGCAACCATATCCAATGTCTTTCCTTTACGTTTTTTCTTGCAATAATTCCATCCATCTTCCGTACCCCAAAACATTTCAATTGACTTTTCTATTGTTGCCTTATAATCGCATCTAGGGTTATATTTAAGAAATAAAGCCTTATGCCTATCATCAAATAACAATGATTCTCTTGAATCTTTTACAATAGACAAATAAGCTTCATAATCATCTTTCCATAAAGGTCTTTTAATTTCGTCCGAATCTTTTTTATTATCCTTCAATCCGTCATTATACGCTTGTTCTATTGCCGATAAGCAGTCTTCTAGCGATACATATCCATCTACTACCTTACCGTCTATATATTCTTTTAAATCTTTCATAAAATTCTCAAATTTGGTTTATAAATTCCGTTAGCAATATATGTTTCAATTATGAATCTTTCCGTATCAGAAAGAATAAGCCCATGCCTTATAATCTCACGTAAGTCACCATATTCTTCAAGCATAATAGATATGGCATTAGATTCCGCTATTGTGCAGTATGCAAACGGCTTCTTTGACTTATCCGTTAAATAGAACTGTACGCTAGGCTTTATTTTTGTTTTTCTAGCCACGATTTACTTCATTTTTGCTTTAAACTCACGTAAAAAAAGTTCCACGTCATTGCTGTTAATCCATTCATCCAATACAAACTCTAAAGCGTTATACGCACGCTCTTTCTCTTCCTTACGAGCCATGTTAACCGCTTCCAATGCGTCGTTATAGCAAACATCATAACCTGCATACTCCATACTTTTAAACTTGTATTTTTTAAGATATTCTTCTGCTTTCATAATTATTCATTTATAATTTTACTAATTTCATTCTTAATTTCATCAATATCATTCAGCTCCAAAATAGCTTTAAGTTCATCCGAAAACTCATTTAACGCTATTTCTACTGCTTTCATGGCAACAATCCTAGTGTAGCACTTATCGTTCAAATTAGATAAACGCTCAATGTAGTCTAATGCTTTATATGACTTCATGATTCTGACAATTTACAATATCTTAACCCGAACGAGCGATAAACATTTAGCTTTTTACACAAAATCATGTGATCGCCTATTTTTCTCTTATCAGAGTACTTGCATTTTCTGCAATCTATTTGTTCTTGTTTTACGGATTTTGCCATATTGTTTGCTTTTTAATTAATTAAAGTCCATGCAACGGAATCGAACCGCTTTTTATAATTTATATTATAAGTTTTAACCAATAAACTAGCATGGTTGTTCGGCTTTTGTACGGATGCCGATGAACCGTTTGTATCATTGCATTGGAAACACCTCCTTTAGTGATATTAGTTATTTATACGAAATAAAGTCTAATATAGCCGTTTCCTGAACCTTGATAGATTCATAATCAACCATAGAACCTTTCATTAGTTCTTTTACCTTAGAAAGCACGCCTTCCATGTTTTTAGCCTGAAACAGCATATCATAGGGAACTTTCTTTTCTTTCATCGTGTTCTCGTCTACAGAAACAAACAATAGCCTTACTTCATAGAACTTGTCGTCCTCTTCGTTATCTGATAACACAACCTCTTCATAGCCACACCTTTTAATGGCATGCACACAACATTCTCCATTAACAAACGGTTCAATGTAGGCTAGCATGTTCGCCTCTGATTCAGTAAAAGAAAGCGAATCTAATACATACTTTTCAGTGGTTAGCTTATTAGTTCCCTTTTCTGTCATTTTCTCGTACTTTACAGTACACTCAAAATATTTACTCATAATTATTTTATTGCTAAATTTTGTTATTTTTATCGTAATCTGGCAACAAGTCGTACACGCCCCTAAACTTAGCCCAATCAATAAATTCGGATATTGTGCGCAAATTATCAGTTTCCATATTGGAATACCTTATACAAGTTATAGGGTCATGCCTTACTATCGGCAATCCTCTAACATCTAATCCGTGCTTGTCCTTTTTATATCCGTCAAACAAGAACAAGTCGAAAGTGAATACGTTTGCTTCCCAAAGTTGTAGATACATTCTCCACTGAAAGCTATCTATGTAGTCCTCGTCACATATATAGGAGTATTTGGTTTTTATATCTCTTATGTGCAGACCGTTTAATACGTCAGCGCACCCAGTGATAGCAACTTCTTGTCCGTTTACGTTTATTGCCTCATATAGCCTTTTTTCGTGAAACGCAAATGGCATAGACTTGC